CGTTCCAGATTCGAGTTCTGGGTCCCCTGCCATAATTATCCAAAATATATTGACAATATCACAGAATGATATACAATTACTATACACAAGGAAACAAAATGACATCACAAGTAAGAGCAAGACACATTCTAGTACCTACACTAGCAGAAGCAATGACAGCGCACGAGCAAATCAGTGGCGGCACAGACTTCGGCTTAGTAGCAAAGAATGTAAGCAAGTGTCCTAGTGGACAAAACGGCGGTGATTTAGGTCACTTCGGTCGTGGTATGATGGTCAAACCATTTGAAGATGCCGCATTCTCACTAGCAGTTGGCAAGTTAAGCACTCCAGTACAAACTCAATTCGGTTATCACCTAATCGAACGTACTGAGTAATAGTTTTAGGATCAGTTCAGCAAATATCTTAATCCAAGCAGATTGTCGTGGGTTCGACTCCCGCCTTCGTTCTTCAGGACGATGTAGCTCAGTTGGTAGAGCGTCCGCCATAAAAAGATGATCCTGTTAGTTACCTTAGGTTCTTTTCAGCAAATTTAAATAATCTTTCTGTAAAAAAGAGGGCCCAGGTTCGAATCCTGGCTCGGGTTTGGTAAGCCCGATGTGGTGTAGCGGTAGCACGTAAAAAGAGAACCTGTTAATGCCAGCGAGACTGGGTAGTCAGAGAGGTCTTATACACCTTTTAGCGCCAGATTAGCGTTCTTGAGAGAGTTCGAGTCTCTCCGCTGGTACCATATTGCCTCAATAGCTCAGTTGGTTAGAGCACCGTGTTGATAACGCGGGGGTCCGTGATTCGAGTTCACGTTGAGGCACCATATTATTTTGAACGTTGAGTCGATCAATAAATAAGCGTATGTTTAAATCATTGATGTTTAATTTCTCTACTAATAACGCTGGTAGAACTAACGGCGTTTATAGAATTGCTCAGGTATTAAGAGAGAATAACTGGGAAGTCGAAGTTATCGATTTTGCTAGATTCTGGACGCTCGAACAATTAAAAGAAGTAACCAGACAGCGAGTGGATATCCATACTAAATTCATAGGTATTAGCCAGATGTTTTCTGGTCAGGACCCAAAAATGATTTATTCTTTATGTAAATGGATAAAGACTGAATACCCTACATTAATAATAATCCATGGCTCGTCTTCTAAACAAATACAAAAGTGTGAATCCGTAGATTATTGGATATATGGTTACTCAGATTCAGCAATCATTACATTATTGAAATATTGCTTCAGTAATGGCCCTAGGCCAAAGTTTGATATTATTTTCGATACTGCGGATTCAAGAAAGATGATAGACGCAAATAATAACTATGTGTCCTTGGAGATGGCAGATAATATCATAGAATATGAAGAACGAGACTTTATTGCGCCAAATGAATTTTTATACATGCAATTCTCTAGAGGATGTAAATTTTCATGTAAATTTTGTAACAGTCCATTTATTGGTCTGAGAGACGACTATACCTTAGAACAATCACAATTCGAATATCAAATGAAGCGAAATTATGATATGTTCGGAACAAGATACTATATGTCTAGTGATGAAACATTCAACGACAGGACAGAAAAGATTTCAAAATACGCGGATGTAGTTGAAAAGTTAGATTTCAAGCCATACTTTGGTGGGTTCATTAGACTAGATTTACTAATCGCCAAACAACAACATGAAGAGTTGGCTAGAATGGGATATCTGGCGCATTATTACGGCGTAGAAAGTTTCAATAAGCAATCCATGAGTGCGATGGGCAAGGGAATGAATCCGGATAAAATAAAGCAAGGACTACTGGACACTAGAGATCGCCTCAATCAATTAAGTGATAATAAGTATAGAGGCACTACTAGTATTATCTGCGGACTACCAGGTGAATCACCAGAAAGTTTCATGGACGGTATCAGATGGCTCGACGAGAACTGGAGAGGCCAGTCAGTCAATATGTTCTCTCTGGAGATATTCAACGGAGAGTTATTTAAGCCATCTCCTCTTAGTATGGATTATAAAAAATATGGATATAAAGAAATGTCTCCAGGATCTATTTCTAAGCACAAATCAATGGATATATTTGCTTCAACCTCGATGGGTAGTATTGACCAAAAAGTTCTATGGGAAAATGAATACTATAATTCATTCACTGCTCAACAAGGCGTGAATGACGCATGGGAGTATTTAAATCCATTAGAAAATTCATCCTTGGATACATTCACGGTTGGGTATACGGGCAACGATGACTTAGATACTAGACTATCGTTAAAGCGTTCTTCTTCTACTACTCATGGACATCGTATTAATATAGCAAGAAATGAACTCGTCAAAGACTACATAGAGAAAAAATTAAATTATGTCAAAACTAATTAGTTGTGGATGTAGCGCATCTTATGGTATGTATCAAGTATTCAGACCAGAGGGCTCAAGTAGACCATCCTTAAAGAATGCTAGAGTTAAGAATTATGGACAATTCCTGTCAGAAATGTTAGACATGGACTTAGTTAATTTGTCTATGCCTGGCGCCAGTAATTACTTTATTGGAAAGCAGGTAGAGTGGGCAATCGAACAGCGCCCGGATTTAATAGTATTTGCTATTACAACGCCGTTAAGATTCGAATATGCTGCTCCTGATGATAATGCTGGAGTGCGTCCAACTCTACATGATTTCAATTTCTCAACCTATACCAATCCAGACACCGAGCAATTCAAGGGCAAAATACGAAGCGGTGTCTATAAGACATTCATTAATGGTTGGGTGAGGGAAGTTGACCAAGAAGAAATCACCCTATGTTTAACTAAGTATCTGGGTAATACAGGTCTTAATATCGACAAAGAACGATTTCAAATAATGGGCACCTTTGCGATTTTGGAAAAGAGTAAAATACCTTACGTATGCGTGGATTATGGTGGCAGAATATTCACGCCAGAGGAATTAAGTGACTATAATGCTCTATCATACGTGCCTAGATTTCTACTGGATACGTATCCACTCGAAGGCGACTTCATTCATTACAATGAAGACGGACACAAACATATTGCTGAGCAAATCAAGCAATTAATTGAACAAAAACAGTTACTAAAATAATCTGTTAATTTAACAAATGGTCGGTTATTTCAGCGGTAGAATATCGCATTGACATTGCGAAGGTCACAAGTTCGAACCTTGTACCGACCACCAAAACAGTTGACAATAAATCCCGGATGTGATACAATACATCCATAACTTAAAAAGGAAACGACATGAAACGTTCAGCGAAACGATAGTGTCAACTCTTATCCCATGTATGGTAAGGGTTGGCACGTAAAAGACAAACAAAATACGTACTAACCCTTCAAGATGTTATGGTAGCATACCGGACTCTTAATCCGAGAAGTCACAGTTCGAATCTGTGTGGAGGGACCATATATGGGATTGTGGTGAAATGGTTATCACAGCGGACTTTTAATCCGCCAGTTCCCGGTTCGAGTCCGGGCAGTCCTACCATATAAAAGCACATTAGAAACATAGGCAAACCTATGGGGTCTTGGGCATAAACCTAAGAGCGTAGTTTATCGTAAAACTCTAGTGTGCTTCTATATGGTTAGCTTGTAAGGTCGCTCCTTACCGTAAACGTCAGCGTAGGCGTGACAGTCGGAGAGAGATCCGTGCCAAACAACAATAGGAGAGCATTATGCCATGGATTGAAAACGTAGCGGCTAGCGATATCCCGACAAAGTTTCACCACGATGCCGGTCCTAACGCAATGCTCATTAGTATCGTAGACCCAGCAAGCTGGCGCCCTACCCCCGCTCACCAATTCAAAGAGATTCATAACTTTGAATTCTTGGATGTTGAAGAGAAGGATGAAGTACTCGATGAAGCAATGAAGTGTAGTCACGAAGATGCCGCTAAATTAGTCAGCCTCTTACAACACGCACTTGACAACCGGATGAATGTTGTAGTACACTGCTTTGCGGGTATCTGTCGTAGTGGCGCAGTATGCGAAGTCGGCGTGATGATGGGCTTTAGTGACACTGGTCGATTCCGTAGTCCTAACTTGTTAGTCAAGCACAGGATGATGAAGGCCCTCGGCTGGACTTATGACGCGGATGAAAAGCCAAACATTGATGATTGGCGTAACTTTCACAATGATTTTTGAGATTATCCTATGAAGATGTATATTGCTATCAAGGAGTGGGTTCCAACTGGGCACGCACTCAATACCGCGGCACACTGCGGTCTTGTGGGCTGGCTAGCCTTCTCATGGTTAGATAGCACTCAAGAGTGGCTAGACACAAGTTTCAAAAAAGTAACTTGTATGGTCAGTGACGAAGAGTTTGAAGAACTAAAGCGGGTACCACATTCTAAGGTACTAACAGAAAGTAGACTGGATAATGAAGAGGTTGCGATTGTATTCGCTCCTCGGAAGAAAGAAGATTGGCCAGAGATTATGAAAACATTGAGGTTATGGCAATGAACAAGTGTTATGTATTAGTTGGTGTACCAGGTAGTGGCAAGTCAACTTGGATCAAGAACCAAGAATGGGCTAAAGATATCCCTGTTGTGAGTACTGACAATTTTGTCGAAGCACACGCCCTAGAAGTAGGCAAGACTTACTCCGAAGTGTTCGATGAATATATGCCAATCGCTGTCAAGTTGATGGCTAACCAAGCATTGATATGTCAGGCAAACCGTTTAGATATTATCTGGGACCAAACTTCAACCACAATCGGTAGTCGTCGGCGCAAGTTCAATACCTTGTCTAAGAAGCAATATGAATTTATTGCCGTAGTGTTCAAGACACCACCAGATGACGTATTGAAGGAGCGCTTGGCGTCACGTCCAGGCAAACACATTCCTGATGGCGTGATGAAGCGTATGATTGAAGGTTTTGACCCTGTAGAAGAATCGGAAGGCTTCAAGGAAATCTGGTATGCCCAGTGAAATTTACGTCGATGTTCCTAGTAATTACCCGTACAAGTTCGGCAAGTACGAATCTGGTCCGCAGGTACTAACTAGAGACTTCGGTGTATCTTTCACATTCATTTGTAATAGAGCCGCAAAGATTAGTGAAGGTGACGTACATCGGATCGAATTCGACAATGAAGCAGAAGAATTGTTATTCTTACTGAGGACACCCTTCAAACTACTAAATAAAGATGTAGTCGAGAACTACATCAACATGAAAAGGATGAAACAACATGAAGCTCGTAATAGAAATTCGCGCCGCT